CCACGTTCATCGTCTTGCCCCAGTCCTCCAACATGGCGTTGAAGATTTGCGGCTGTCCCGCCTGGAGCATGCCCTGCGCCACCGGCATCATGATCTGCATGGCGTTGTTCATGTTCTCCACCTTGGTGGCGATATTCGGCTTGCGTGCCGAGCCAGCCTCCACCCGGTAGGAATACTCCCGGACAATCGACTCCGGGTCTTCTCCCTGGACATGCATCTGCCAGGCTTGTGCAGCCATCGGTCCAAGAACGGGCGCAACGTCTTGGGGGTAAATCAACCATCGGGCCAAGAGCGCTTCCTTCCTGGCCACCTCAGAGAGGGCGTCTTCTAGGATGTTGGCGTAGTCGTCGGGCCGCACGGAAATCTGCTCAGACTTCACGGCGGCTTCTGCTGCCGACCTGAAGGAGGCCCTGGTCATACCGTAAATTAACTCTGTCAGACCGACGCGGCGGTCGAACAGGTCCGTCACGGCCTGGATGATGTTGTACATGTCCTGGGTGACACCAGGCATCTGGAAGACCGAGATCACATCATTGACTGACCGACCGACAGACTCGCTGATTTCAACGATGTTGAAACCACCCTCGTTCTTCTCCAGGATCTTGGCCTTGAGGTCCGGGTCGGCATGCTTGGCAACACCAATCAGCGTCTGGCTGGAGGTCGCAATCCGGGTCGCCAAGAACGACATCGCCCAGTTGATGAATCGCAATTCCCCAATGCCAGGACGAATCAGGGAGATCGGCCAGGAATACCCAGGCTTGCCATGCCACGCCAAGGGGGTGAACGGCCAGCCGCTTGGCTCTGCCCAGAAGGGGATGGGCCACTGGGCCGCCATGAACAGCGCTTGCGGAATCCCCGTCTCGTCCACTTCCTCTTGCAACATAGCCGGAGGGATGTTCAGTGGAAAATCAACCCCCTCCGCCACAACTATGTAGCAATTCGGACCAAGGGCATCGAACTTTCCTCGCAAGTCTTGGTCGGCGTCCTTGAGCCTGTCTCCAAAACCCGTCTTGGAGTAAATCTCCCAGTAGACGATCAGGTCGTTCGTCTTGCCGGTCTTCTTCTCATGCTGATAGCCACGCTCGGTGGAGTCAGCTTGGCGAGAGTAGGATTCGACCGAACCCTTCAGGTCTTCCCGGGACAAGCCGAACTTGGCGGCCACTTCATCGATGGGCTGGATTCTCCGCCTGGCCGCCCAGCGGATGTCCTCAAACTCATCCGCATCCGGATCCCAGACCAGATTGTCGATGGTGTCGTAGAACGACCCGGCCATCCGCGTCTGCCCGCCGGGAGGGGTGTACAGCTCATGCCACCACACTCCCGCGCCTTTGATGAACGCTTCCTCCACCACTTTGCGAGAGTGGTGCTTGAGGTTCAGTTCATTGGGGGTGTAGTTGAGATAATCTTCCAGGAGCTTGGCAATGACCTTCCGCCGCTCCAGCATCATCTGCTGCTGCTGGAACATCTGCTGGTACTGCATCATCCCCGGGTCGGGCATCATCACCGGCTGGCCATCCGGACCCATGACAGGCTGGCCGTCAGGCCCCATCTGCGGGACCGGAGGCTGGGGAAAGATACCCAAGAGCTGCGGCCCGATGACCGGGTAGTCCTTGGGGGTCACCGTCCTGGTCGGATTGCGGTGATGGATGACTGCCGTAAACAAACGGACGGCCTCCCAAACGCGGTTGACCATCATCCGGAACGGCGGCGGATCGATGCCCTTGTTGTACCCACGCTCTCCGCGGGAGTAGGAGTCCTTCCACATAAAATCGGGGTCGCCGGCAAAGAACCCCATGGCTTCGTCTGCATCGGCCTGAAACGCAGATTTATACTTCTGCGCCTGCTTCAAACAGCTCAGCCAGCGCGCCACCAGTGGCTTTATCGGATTTTCCTGGCTCATCCCGCAGCCTGCCTCTCGTCGCCCACCAGTCCCTCAAGCTCCCTGACCCGCTCTCGTAGCGAACGCAACTCGCGCATCACATCAACGTGCAGTAGCTTGTGGTCCGACCCAGAAACCACCGTCAGATTCTCTGGCCGATTGTCGTCCTTAACGCCGTTGATGTGATGCACATGCTCGTCATCGCCAAGCATTCGGCCAAGCTTTTCCGCCATTACCAGGCGATGCTCCAGAACGTAGCCGTTTTTCCCAGACATAGGATGGTTGCGGCGAAGCAGATAGATGTACCCGCCCGCAGTAGATGTCCTTCCGCCCTTCCAGATCGGATTGTTCTCGCCCGCCAGACGCCAGCCTGGCGGGCGAGAAATTCCGAGCTTGCTGAGGCGGCGACTCACTGGCGAACGAGTCACCCCGTACATATCCGCGATCTCGTAGCTGCTCTTTCCGAGCCCTATGTACAGATGCCGAAGCTGCTGTTCGTCCAAGGCGTCCATGGCCCGGCGTCTGTCCCGAACGGCATAGCCACCCTGCCGCAGATGCCGCGACAGGGTGTTTACGCTCTTCGGCATGCCGTCCATGCGGACGATCTTATTCAGCGACAGGCCCTCGTCGTTGTGGAGTCGGTTGGCCTCGGCAACGTCAAAGGACACTTCTGGCATTCTGGTTCTCCTACCGACTAGTGTCCGGTTAAGCCTTTTTCGGGGCTGTGGCGGCCACCTTCTTGTCCAGGAGGCTGACTTTCTCGCTCAGAATGGAGATCGTCGGATCCTTGGGCTTGTGTTCCCAGTAGCCATACCGCTTCCAATCCGGGAACTCGTTCACTCCCGGATCGGTCAGGTGGTGGACCGAGGGCTTCACCACGCCGCCCAGTTCGCCCGCAATGGCCCAGAGGGTGAGGGTGCGGGAGGCCAGGACCGACACAATCGCCGGGACCGGGGTGGCGTTTTCATGGGCGTAGAACAGCACAATGTCGCCCAACTCAGCCTTGGGCATGTCAAAGGAACTCACGGCAATCTCCTGCTGGGCCCGAGGATTACGTGGGGGTCGGTGGACTCCCGCTGGCGGCGCTTGCGCTCCGACAGCCACTTCACCCACCATGGATCGGGACCGTAAGTCCGTGGGGGTGCGTGGTATTTGGGTTCGTAGGCGCAGAGGTACTCAAGCGATTGACAGGCGTGAACCTCTCCCCTGGTCTGGGGCTGGTCGGTCACAAAGACCTGCCCGTTAACCGTCGTCGTCTTCTTGCGATACCGCTTCAGTTCCCGAATCAGGTTGGGGCAGGAACCCTCCAGGATCTTGAGCCTGGTCGTCCCGTCGCCCTGGATATGGAGCAGTTGACGAACGATGGACGTTCTGGCCGGGATGTCATCGGAGCCCGGGATAAACCCATGCCCGCCGATGGTGAAGCGAATCTTCCGCTTCTTCAGTTCTTCGGAGTACAGCTCATGCGGCAATCTTCCTGAACCAAGATCACGGAGCAAACCACCGTGCATGTCCATGATCGCCGCGTGAATGTGCTGACTCAGAACCTTCACCCCAAACTGCTCGCCCCAGATCAGCGCGTTGCAGTTCCGGATGTACAGTTCGTCATACACAACCAGGAATCGCTCATGGGGCGGGACTGCGGCGAATAGCGTTGCCATCACCGCATGGCCAGGGTCAATCGCCACATACCGCGTCCAGTCAGGCGGAATGACCCCGTCCTTCAACTCCGCCCGCGGCAGGATATGCACGCTGCGGTTGAACGTCGGGTACATGAGCGTGGATTCGGTGGTGAACTCACCCTCGGCACGCATCCGGACTTCGTCGGCCCCCAGAGCGGACCAGCGTTCGATGTTCTTTCGCTTTTCCTCGGAATCAATAAAGTTGTTGTCCAAAAATCTGAACGTAAACTTCTTGATGATCGGATTCTCTTGCCCTTCCTCCACCGCTCGGTCGGCACGTTCGCACAGACCAAGGAGCGCATCGTTCCTGGACCAGGGCATGGCAGACCAGACGAAGCGACCTTTGCGATCTGCCAAACGCGCCTGAGATTCACCGACGAACGCTTCGTTTGTAACGTCCTCGTCAATCCAAATTAGGTCGGCCTGGTAGCCTTGGGGGGGCTCTCCCTCCGATGAAAAGCACCAGATCGTCCAGCCGTTAGTCAGCTCCAGCTTGTTGAGGTAGCCGGCGTTCTTCAGCACCCAGGAGACATCCTTCACCAGCCGCGGCGGGATCAGCGGGGGAGCGGGCTTGCTCTTGCTCTTGTCATCACCCGGGCGGATGGATCTCCACTGGCCCGTTTTCTCATCTTTGATGATCCGAAACGCCCCGGCTTTGAGGAGAATCGGATAAATTACGAGCCCGATGTGGGGCCAGTTCCGGCCGATGATTGCGAGGTTGCCACCTTCTTTGGGGTACTTGCCGTAGGGATCTTGGCCTGTAGCTGCGCGAGCCGCTTCCACCGCCACGGCCAGAGTTTTCCCGCCTCGGTTACCACCCAGAACAATCCGCTCCGAGGCCAGGCACTTGTGGAACTCATCCTGGTGCGGCATTGGTTCGTACAGCCGGAGCGACTCTAGCCGCCGCTCCGTGAGGGCGGTCTGGACATCCTTGAGCTGCCCTAGCTGATGCTGGGTGACGTTCCCCAGCGGACCTTCAGGAGTCGGTGGGGGCGGAATTTGGCGGGGGTGTTTCTTCATTCCTTGGGCTCCACTCGCCGCAGTGGGTGTGCGACAAGGTTTTCGGGAACTGAGCCTCCTTGTTGATCACCATCGACGGTGGGAAACGACGACACTCCCCCCACATCTTCGGCCCCTGCGTGTTCCACCAGCGGCAATCCTCGCACTTCATCCACCACCTCAAAGTGTTTCATCGTCATCGCTGCTTCGATCACCTGCCGCCGAAGCTCGGCCTCCAACTCTTCCTCAGTCATCAGCTCCAAGGGCTTCTTGGCTCCGCCCATGGCGGTGTTGGTAGTCACCAGCCGGACCACGCTGTCCAGCATCTTCGTCCTGAAAGCACCACCTACAGGCGCATCGTAGAACTGCTTCATGTACAGATTGGCGAACCCCCTGACTCCCCCGAAATACTCCATGAGTACCTCCAGGAGTTCCGAGGAATGCGGGATGTTCGCCCCGCCAATCCTGGCCGCCGCCACAAAGTTTTTGACGGCCCCCTTTTCGATCTCTTCCAGCTTGCTGTTCCGCTTGCCCTTGCGGTCAGTGCGGATCTTCTTGTTCCGGCACTTCCGGCACCGGGCGTGGAATCCATCCTTGGACTTGTGGTAGTAGGCAGTGGTCGCGGGCCACGCTAGGCCGCACGCTATGCAGACTTTCTCAGCTTCCGGCACTCGCCACCCAGACGTTCCCTGCCACCGCAGGCTTGAGCCCGCTGTCCTGCACCGCTTGCTGCACCCCAGGAAATGACTGGTAGTCATGCCCAGCCAGGAAGTACCGAGCCTTGCTCCGCCACGCACGGATATCTGCCGACACCGACTCCCGGTCATGCTCGGCGTCCAAGTAGACGATGTCGAACTTGCCGTCCGGGAACGTGGCAGCAATGTCCGGAGATCGGCCGACCACATGGTCGATTGAGTAACCAGCCGTGTTGCGAAGGAACACCTCCAAGGGCTTCCCCCTGGAACCGTCGTACGCCTTGCAGCCGTCGTCGTTCTTGGAGCCCTCCCACGTATCGATGCAGGTCACCTTGGCGCCGGCCTGGGCCATGATGATCGCACTACGACCAGCCCAAGACCCAACTTCGCAGACCTGCGGCGGCCGGCCGTGCTTAGTGGTGAAATCCTTCACCAACTCTTCCAGGGCTGCGACATCCTTCTCGGGCAGGTCCATTCCCATTCCATCGAACACACGCTGCTCGGGAATCCGAATCGCCACCGGAGACTGAAAGTCCACCAGCTTCACGCCACTTTGGACGTTGGCTTCCCAGCAGTCCTTCATCTTCTTAGACACGCCCTCGGCGGTAATCACCTGGGGCTTGCCAACGCACTTGGGCTTCCAATGACCAGCCCAAGCATCCCAGTTGCAGTAGACCGGGTTGTAGCCCAGCCTCTGCGTGCCGACCATGGATAAGTCCCGGGTCATGGTTACGTCTTCAGTGCTTGCCTTGTCAGCGCAGAAGTGGTCCTTCCACTCGTAGTAAAACCATGGCTTGTCTTCCGTCGTCTTCGGCTCAGTCAGGGCAAAGGCCCGCATGTCGTACATGATCAGCCCAGTCGGCAAGGCGGCGCATTCCTGGATGCCCGCCAGCTTGATCGCCGTGTGGCGGTCGTACATCTCCAACTGGAAGTCTGGGTTGGGGTTCTCGCTGGCCAGGTTGTTCCAGCGAAACACGTACACGCACTCCACGGGAGGAGGGCCGCAGTACGGAGCCCCGATCACACACGGACCCTTGGGATAGTGGTTGACCAGGAAGTCAAAAGACGACTGGAAGAAGGGCTTGGCGTCCGGCTGGCCGTTGTTCAGGTCCGGCTTCATGTCCGAATCGACCATCACCAAAACATCCACGCCGTGCTGTCGGGCCTGGAGGACAGCCCGGTTTCTGGTCATGGTGATGGGCGTGTCGGCCAGGTTCCAGATGCGGATGTTCTCCACCCGCGGATCCCGGGAGAGATCAACGACAAGGGGAGTCATCCACTCCCGGATGTCGGGGACTTCAGAGGAGATGCCGCCGTTGCCGCCGTAGCTAAACGTAACGATTCCGACGTTGAACTTCTGTTGCACTGTGGTCGTCCTGGGGGGAGGGAAGACAGAGTGGACAAGTATACACCAAGCCGCTGGTTAGTGCTACCGCTGTCGGGGCTCCATGCCAGTGATTCCCTGGCCGGTCTTGGCGTTGCCGGCGCGGGCCATGTTCGCCAGCGGGCTGCCGGTCGCCGCCCATGAGTCGTCTCGGCCACGGGACTTCCACTGCTCGGCTACCATGGCGTCGTAGACCCGCTGGTGGGCAGGGGACAGGGGCTTGGTCTGCGTGTTGGTCGTCATCCTGATCTTGTTCCACTGGTCGGTGGCTGACGGAGCCTTGGGCTTGGCGGCCTCCATCTCCTGCCTGGCCCGCCTGTCCAGCGATGCCTGACGCTCCTTCGCCTTGGCCTCGTCCGACCGCTGGCGCAGGCCGCCATAGACTTGCTCAGAGGTGGGCAGCGGCATTTCCCGGTCCACCCAGGCGGCGGCATCCTCCGGAGACATGCCGTACTCGCTCTGTAGGGAACGGGCCGCCTGCGTACGCTCCGACAGCCGGTCCTTGAACTGTTGGAGAGCGCCGGCATATTCCTGTCGCAGGGGGTTGTTGCCGGAGCCTTGCAGATTTACCGCCAAATCCGAGTAGAGCGACATGGCGTCCCGCATCGACTCAGGGAGATTGGCGATATTCTCTCGGCTGACTGCCGCGCCACCCCGGCTGGAGTTAATCAGCCCAAGCATCAGCTCGTCTTGCGAGGCCCCGGCCTGCACGTTCGCCCTGCTGTACAAGTCATTCATGAACTGCTTCTGCTTCTGCTCCTGCCGGTCTTGGCGGAACTGCTCGGCAGTGGGCGGCGGGCGGTTGCTGGGGCGGCTGACCGGCGCGTACGGAGTGGACGAGCCGTAGGGGTCTTGGGCGGGCTGGGCCTGGCCGGGGTAGGTAAATCCGCCGCGTGCGTCTGGAACCTCTGGTGCGGCCTCCTGGATCCGCTGACGGCCTTGGTCAACCCACCCAGAACCCTCTTCGGGCCGGACTGAGTTTTTGTAGGAGTTGAAAGTCTCGCCGGTCGATGGGTTGTAATAGGTGGTATGCCAGTCTGGCCCACGGTCAAACATCAGGTTGTCTGGGCGATACAGGCCCGAAGGCAGGCCAGGCGTGGGGTCCGGCTTGCCAGGCTGCGGCCCCTGAATCAGGTCGCGGATGTTGCCGCCAGGGTCTGGCATGCCACCCGGCGGGGGCGTCGGGGCCCAGCCGTAGCGGTGGTCGCGGGGAATGTTGCCGCCCAGGGCTGGCATGCCACCCGGCACGGCCATCTGGCCAGCGAAGGGGCTCTGCGGGGCAAACGGATTCTGCCAGCCCTGCTGCACCATGTTGCCGGCCTGGTTCCACGCCTGGCCAAAGTTGAACTGGGGCATCCCGCCCGTCTGCATGCCAGCCTGCTGGTTCAGGTTCTGGATGAACGCATCCCGCTGGCCGAAGTTGGGCTGCGAACTAAAGGAGCCATCCGGCTGGCCGTACGACGCCTGGAACGCAGGAGGGCGAGGGGCCTGGGGGTTGTTGGCGATGTTGGGGTTGTAGGCCCCGTATGGCGTGCTGGTTGCGTAGGGGCTCTGCTGGGATTGGGCCTGGCCGGGCTTGCCGGCCGGCTTGCCCCCATACACTTGCTGGTATGCAAGGCTCTCAGGGCCCCGAGTCATCACGTTCGCGCCGGAGTCAATACGCTGCTTGTAGCTGTCGGCCATCTGCTGCGTCTGCTGCGAAGGGCGGAACGAACCGGCACCTGTGGTGAAGTAGTTAGGGTTGGCTTGGTCCCACGCCGTCTGCGCGGCGCCTCTTTCAAACGGACGGCCAGAAACATGTCGCCCCGTGGTTGGGTTTAAGGCGTCTCCCACTAGCGATCCTCCTGCGGTTCCGTAGTCATGGGCGCCCCCTGGTACTGGAGCATCCGCAGGCGCTCCATGTCCTCGTAGGGCTGATCAGCGCGGGCCTCGGCAATCAACTGCCGAAGGAAGTCCAGGTTCTGGATCGCCGCCTGATCGTTCATGAGCGAGTAAAGAAGTTCATCCATATATGGAAACAGCCGGCGGAGGTTGCCCCCCTGCCGGCTGCCCCCCGAACCCCCGAAGGGGATGAATCAACCTATGGTGCTATTCACCAGTCCTACGCTCGCCAGGCAGGCGTGCAGGGCCGTGACAGTGCTGGTGGTGCATTGCTGCCTCACCGCCCCAGCCGACCCCAGGAAGCCCACCGTACCGCCCGTCACGCCGATCCGGGTGGTGGTCGCGCCCACAGTCAACGCGCTGGCAGTGCCAGTCGCATGCTGAAGGACATCCGCCACCCGGCCGCCGATCTCCTCGTCAGCCAGACCGACAATCAACTTGGCCCGAAAACCCATTGCTCACCTCAAATCTGGACGACGTTGGCGACGATGCTGACGTTGTTGGTCGTACCCGACACCACCCGACCGAGCCGGCCGACCTGCGGGGCGACGGTCACGCTGACCGTGGCGCCGTAGCCGCCCGTGCCGGCCGAGTCCGTGGAGTTGGTGGTATGAGCCGTGGCCGCGGCCACAATGTCACCCACCGCCACCGTCTGGCTGACGAGCAGCTCAGTCGGACCAGCGACCGTCACCCAGAACACATCGTTCGCCGCCACACCAGCGGTGGGCAGGAACTCATCGACCACACCCGCAACCGCATCGTTCGTCAAGCGGGTGTAACCGCTGACGGCCGAGTAGCTGCCGGCCGTAAACGCCACAGCCCGCTTGGGGGCCAGGGCTACGCCCGAGCTGTTGCGAACAGCGATGCAGGTCTTGAGGCGATTGCTCCGAACCTTGCCCGTCTTGGGGTCAACGTCCGGAAACACCTTCACTGCACCCACCCAACCAGTGCCGTCCGTAGCGGACGAGACGCCCAGCGTCTGACCAAGAGCGAACGGCGGATCAACATACAGACTCATCTTCGATGTTCTCCTGGATCAGACAATGAGCTTAAAGAAGTTGCGCGGCGACTTGAACTTCAAGTTGCCGAGCGTGGACACCACGTACCTGAACTGTTGCGTCAGCTCGTCGTAAAACGGCCCCTCGCTCACCATGAGCTGGGACTCCATGCAGAGCAACTCAATGTTGCCGACCGCCAGGCCGTAGCCCGTGTTAGCCGGAACCGAGTTCTCCGCCGACACCTCAACGCCGTCCAGCTCAAACACATCCGTGAAGCCGTAGCTTCGCAGACCGTTCTGCCGGCTGACGATCACCCGCTCCTTGGCGTCCAACGTGTTGAGGAAGTCGATGAACAGCCTGCGGTCAAGCAGGACCATGTCCACCTGATCTTCCTTCGTATCGTTGCGACGGGTCTGGTGAAGCGCCTCGCGGACAGCCTTCACGCAGTTGTCCTTCCAGGTGCTGGCACCGAAGTAGGACGAGTCCGCATTCACAATCACAGGCGAGTAGAAGTCAAACTCCGGATCGCTGACGCCGTTGGGCCAGAAGCCCACCGGAGTCGCACTGCCACCGTACGCACCCAGGACGGTCGAAAGACCGGCGTAGGTGTCGTTGGGGTAGAAGAACGGATCCGCCGCATTGGCCGTCCGTGCCGTGGCCCCAGTGACCGTGGAGTCAATCGTCTGGGTCGCGTTCATGAACGACTCAATGCCGTGGAAACGAAGCTCGTTGCCAGTGGCATAACCGTCCTGAACCCACTCCTTGGCCAGGTACTGCTCCATCGAAGTGAGAAGGCGGGAAGCCATCTTACCTGCGACGTTTACAAGTGCCTGGGCCGAGCGGTTCTCCAGCATCTCACGCTTGTAAATAGCGTCAGTAACCTGGGCCCCCCGGTACTCCAGCTCTAATTTCTTCCAGAGATTCTCTCTGGCGAAGTTGCGAGGAGTCTCTCCGTTGTTGCCGGACGGATTGTGATTTCGATACTGAATTTCCCAGTCGAAACCGCGCCCCGACATGTTGGTCCGGATCTGACCAGCACCTTCCAGGGCGGCAAAAAACTTGTACTTCCGCAACGACGCAATCTCCTCCTCGCGGAGATGATTGACAATCGTCGTTGCAATACTACGAGCCCAATCAACACTGCTGCTCATCAGATGACTCCATCAGTTACGAGCTGGCTTTTCAGCCGGTCTTCAAAACTCATCCTCTGGCGCGGTGCCCGAGGCTCACTGGTTCCTGCACTCCGATTCGGGGTACGGGTTGCACGCTCCCGAAGGAACTGCATGTTCTGTTGTGCCACCGGGTCAGCCGGGGGTGCCGGTGGCGCGGGTGCCGGCTCGGCGTAACCCTGCGCCGGTGCAGATGACAACTGCTGATAGCGCATGTTCAGCAGGTCACGCTGGAGCATGGAAGTGGCGTACTTCCAGCGGGCCTCGGGGTTGGAAATCCCGATCTCGGAAGCCTGCTGGATGTACGCCTGGATGGCCTGGCCTTCCCGACTCACGTTTCCGGCCTGGTCGTACAACCAGTCGGAGTTCTGCTGTTCCAGGGACTGAACGTAGTTCTTCGCCGTGTACTGCCCGAGCTGGGCCTGAACA